CTGGTTTTTTATTTTCTGTTGTCATAACTTATCCTTTATAAAGGGCACTATTTTTTCCATGCTCCATAAACTCAACTTGGGCTACTCTAACGCGTCCATTGGTTTCTTCACTAACAAATGTATTAAGTTTTTCATATACATACTTAGCAAATTGCTCAGCTCCAACCGCTGGAATAACTCGTACTTGGGCTAAACCATGGTCACCCATCGCTTTCCATCCGGCTAAATATGGGTCATCTTCAGCAACAATCAAAGTATGATCGAACATATAGTCCATCCATGCTTTAGGATTCATATCATCGATAGTTCCTTTAGCACGTTTCATTCCTCCGAAGTCCCAAACCCAATTTCGCTCATCAAGTTCTCCTTCAAACCATACTTTAAAACTTACTCCATAACCATGAAGAAACCTACAATGTGTGCCTTCGGCTTTCCATTGACGGAATACACAACTGAATCCATCAAATATTTTTGTTGATATATATTTACTCATTTTAATTATAAAAATTCAAAATTTCGTTTAACGATTTAACTCCTGTAAATCTACGAACTTCTTTTCCATTCTCCACAAGAACTACTGTAGGAATGTTTCTTATTCCGAAATCCATAGCATACTGTTTTTGAGCATCAACGTCGATTTTTATTACGGGAACATTTTTACCAACTTGTTCCATAATTGGTGATAAGGTTTTGCAGGGTTGGCACCAGCTTGCGGAGAAATATATTAAGGTTTTCATACTAGCTCCTCATAAATACCTATAACTTCACTAGAAATTAAGGTAAGAGCAGCTATCTCAATATCAAAAAATAAAAAAGCATATCCTAAAATTCGGATAGCGGATTTGATAAAACTAATTTGTTGGTGTTTTTTAGGATCTGGGTGTTTCATAACTCTATTATTTCAGTTTTAGGGTAATGTTCTAAAATTCGTGATGTGTTTTCTTTATATAAAACTTTAGCTTCTTTCCAATTATGTGACCAGAATAGGGAACCATACATCATTCCGATGTATGCTTCCCCGTCTTGGTTCACAATAATGTACTCTTTACGTTCAGATGTTGGTCGTTTTGGCGTCCTCATAATTTTCTAAAACCGAAGATACGAACTCTTTTACATACTCCCAAGTTACAGGACCGTATTCATCAGCATATTGAACTGGATCTTTACGACCTAGTTTAATAAATGCCTCTACTCGTTCAACAGATGATGCTGATTTGTAATCACTAAACCATTCTTCTGATGGGTTTCCATAACTATCAAAAACAATATGAATCATAGGTTTGTATGATGTATTTGTTTTAGAGTATACTTTATCAAAGTTCAAATGGAGATAAGTACAACACTTTTCACCATCTTTTAAAATACCAGCTTTATCATCACTAAGATAAGGAGTATAATACTGGACACGATCAGCATCCCAGTTACCAGCACAAAAAGCATCGTAATCAATATCTCGAAACTCCTGACGGCAATCCGGATAAATTGCATGATCCCCGGCATGGATACCCATTGCGATTTTAACTTCTGTATTTTTTTCATTGGCAATACTTAATGCTACTGATTGGATAATTGAACTAAAAATTTTATTGCGGTTAGGAACCACAGTTGCTTTCATATTACTTTCAGCATAATGTCCTTCAGGAACATCATCTCCACCTTTTACTAAAGCAGAGTTAAGTAATTTGTCAAGACCTTTTAAAGTAATTACTTGGTGTTTTACTTTAGCATAGTATTGTTCATCCTCATAATGAGAATGAGCATTTAAATATTTTACTAATTCTTTAGCACGTTGTAATTCAACATTGTGTTTTTGTCCATAATCAAAGGATAGTGCTGTTACTTCATAGCCATTGGCGAGTAGATGAAGCAGCAATGTGGAGCTATCCATACCTCCACTTAACGATAATACTGCTTGTTTTGTCATTAGAAAGTTACTGTGTAGATTGTTCTAATAGAAAGATCAGACATTTCATAGTCAGCTAAATCTTTGTCTCTAGCTACTTGGAAATCTACTGATTGTCCGTTCTTGGTTTCTACCCAAAGTTCTTTAATGAACTCGGCGTTAGTGATTTTCTCGTCTTTGTCTCTTGTTACTTTGAAGACTGCTACTTTGTTTTGCATAATTTGTTTTGATGTTGCTTGTGTAAAATTGATTGCATTTGAAAATGATACTGTGTTCGGTGTGGCTGTAACTCCTATACCGTGGTCTGGATAATAAGTAGAACTAATTCTAAAATCAGTACCTGTTGTTATACCTAATGATGTTGCGGTTCCTGTTGATGTAAATGTTTCCATGTTATAATTTTGTTTTATTTGCTAATTTACGTAATTTTTCTAAATTATTCAAGTTTATTCTAAAACGATTTTCCCAAATAGCATCTAATGCTTTTTTAATTTCAGCTTCCCAAGCAGGGTTAATATCTATTTTTTCCATAATTTAAAAAGGTAAGTCGTCTGGTTCATTATATAAAATTTCTATGTCGGATTTGACATGATTACCAAAGTAAGTATCCAACCAACTTTCAGGATACATCTGGATAGGTCCAGAATATGTTGAGTTACTTACTGATTTGTTTTGAATAGGAATGTTAGCCTCTTGTGCTGCTTGGCTTACTTGCATCCCTAATTCTCGGCCGGCTGGTCTTTTTAGGTAGTCGTAAAGTGATAGAAAATTTTCCATAACTACAACATACAAAAGATTTTTTAATCCTCCAACTTAAAGTTTATTAAGTTTATTAAAATATTCTAGGTTGTATGTTAATAATTGGTAATCAATTTTTTCGGGTTCAATGTACATTACATCGTCAATTCGAGTTTTAGGTTTAGTAATTAAACCATACTCTTTATACTTAGTACCCTCAATAGTAGCAATGATGGGATTTGAAGTATCAATTGTATCTATAAATGTAAATCCTTGGTAGTATAAGAATTCCTGAGGTAAGCAGCATCCCAATAAATGGACTTTATCACCTTGAGAAATTATTTTTACATTGTGGAAATGAGTAATAATAGAAATTCTACCTAACATTTTAGCCATATCTACATTAGGATGTTTTACATACTTAGCATAAAACGTTAATCCATATGGAAATGCAATTTTCTTGTATCCTAATTGTTTATATGATTCGTAACAACGAATTAAATCATGCAATCCTATTCCTTGAACAACTGCTACTTTCATTACACCCTCAGGCCAATCTTTCATGTTAGCCCATTTTTCAGCATTGGAAATAGATAAGTTAGCATTTTCCCAAACATCAGGAACAATAAATTCATTGGGTTTAAGTTCATTAATCCAATATATCAATCTTTCCCAATCGTATGCTTCACCTAATTCATGAAGCGAGTTGTCCATGATAATGTAACGACCTTCTTCTTTAGCACGACGGAAGTAATCCTCATACTCCGGTTCCTTGTCTAATAAATGAGGCAAACAATAATCATAATCATTAAATTGCTTACTATCTTCAAGTAAGCATAATGGGGTTTCGTGTGATTTCTTAATAAACGACATATTATCTTCTACATAAATATACAAAAAAGGGCTTGGTTTTCCAAGCCCTTAATTATTTTTTCTTATACAATTTCACAGGCACCTGAAGCGCAAGCCGCTTGGTCCATTAGGGCTGTATTATCACCAATTTCAACTACTTTTGATATATCCAATGAGTGTAACGATTTAACGGCTTCATTAAATTGTTCCTCAGTAATGGTTTCAAACGGAGCTTGTACGTAAGTTCCCAAATCCTCAGGCAAGAAAGACAATGCAGTGAAGTATTCTTTGTTTTCATACAACCAATCTCCAACCTCAGCCCATTCACTTTGTTTAATAGTTACTGTAGCTGATACGTTATGCATGTTATTTCCTTTTCTATGGCCTGGTTTAATCCAATTTTTATTAATTGTTTTAATACGCTCCAACATATCCATAGCTGATTCGCTACGTGTAATTGAACCTTCTGGGGCACGTTGAGGAACAGATAGTACTGATTGTAATGTAGGTTTAAATACATCATCCTCTAACATTTCAGGATGGTAAATAGACAAGTATTGATACAATGCTTCATTTTTACCCAAACGAATTCGGCGCATATAGAAATCATCGTGCCAAGCATGGATACCTGAGCTAGTACCTAATACTAATGATGTAGTACCTGAAGGTTTAACTGTAGTAACACGAGCTGCTTTATTAATACCTAAAATAGCGGCTACTCTTTCATTTTCATCACAAGCTACTTTAGCTGCTTCTTTCATATTGAAGTTAAATACAGCTCCCGATGCGATACCAGTCATTCCAATACCTAACAATGCTTCTTTTTCAGTAGTACGTCTCCAAATATCTCTCAAGTAATGGAAATCAGTATAAGAGGCTTGTAATGTACCAATAAATGCTGCTGCTTTAGCTCTTGCATTATATTCCTCTTGTGAATCGATGTCTGAAGCATTAATTTCGCACAAGTTACAGAATTGGTTAGCTTTCAAGTTAATTTCAGCACAGGGGTTTGTTCCTGCATCTTTATCATTTGTAAATAAGAAACCAGGTTCACCACTGTTAGATGCTTCAATTTTCTTCCAAAGACTCATAAATGTATCTTTATCAATTTTATTACGAAGCAATACGGCTGAGTTGTTTGAGCGGCCACGTTGTGGGTTGTGTTCCCACCAGTTACCAAATTTGCAAGTCAACATATCTTCATCGTGCAGATTAAATAAAGCAATCAAAGCAGCCCTACGAATACCTCCGGACAACACAGCATCAGCCAAGTGGCAAATAATGTCGTGACATTCTAAAGTTGTCAATTTTTCACCATCTTGTTTGCGATCCAAAATCGCTTGCATATGTACTAAAGCAATTTTTAATGGCTCAGGACCTGGTGCTTTACCACCAACGGTAATTAATGATGCTCCTTTAGGGCGAATATCACGGAAATCAAACAATGGGGCAGTAGTTGTATAACCAAAATAAGCTTTGGTCAACATACGAACGGCATCAGCCCATCCTTCAATAGAATCACCTACCAAATAGCGTTTTGATTTTAATGGCTTTCTGATTTCAGGTAAGTTTTCTACATGGTGAGTTTGTACTGAGTAGCCTACTCCACATCCTGATAGTAATAAGAACATAATTTCAGAAAATGTTCTGTGGTCATCAATAGGTAAGTATGAGCAATTAAAAATACGAGCGTTGTTTATTTCAATAGGCTTACCAGCAAATTGCATTGAACGCATTGATGGTAATACTTTCTTTTCATAAACATACTTGTAGGCTGCTTCAATTTCCTCAGTTAAGTTAGGAAATTTTTCCAAGTGCATACTTTTATTACGCGTTACTAGCTCTTCCCAGGTCTCACGCCTGCTTTTTTCGGGGACGTATTTTGCGTACTTAAGGTACACAGTTACATCAGACAAGATATTTTGTTCGATATTCATAGTTAATTAATAATTTGAGGGGTTAAGTTCAAAAAAGCGCTGTGCTAGTAATGATTTGTCAACTGAGTCAAGTTGGTTAGAATAAGCGCTTTGTTTGGTTTGGGGTTCATCTTCTTCAAAATTTTCACCTAAAATTTCAAAATGACCGGTAGTGGTATCAATTTTTGTATTGAATGTTAAACCGTCCATGCCGTATCTGTTCTTCATAATGTGAAATCTTCCTAGTCCACTAACTTTATCTTGCCTCTTACGTGATAAGGATATAGCAACATCGGCAATCATAAGTTTATCATATGAGCCGGCCGCTTTATCACCCTCAATAATATCATCTTTTGCACCAGCTCGGTTTACTTGTGAGGCAGTCCAAACAGGGATATTAAGTTGTCGGGCAAGACTTTTAGTACTAATATAAATATCATCTATCTCATCTTTCCGCTCTCGATTTTTGCGAAATGATGAAAGAAGATCAACATAGTCAATAATAACTAAATCTGGCTTCATCTCAGAGTCAGAGCACTTCTGAATGTGTGACTCTAATGTGGAAATTGATGCTTTTCTAGGTGCATATTCTTTAATAATCAATTTACCTGGTAAGGCATCAATGGCATTTTGTACTTTTTCTCTGTGATTATGCACCTCAGCTACACTAACTCCTGAGAAGTAAGCATCATAGCGTTTACCTACATAGCCTTCACCTAATTCTAATGTATAGTGAACAACATTGAATCCCATTTCAACAGCGTGTGCACCCATGGCAATAAGGCACCAAGATTTACCACCACCTGGTGAACCAAACACGATTCCTAAATCACCATTACCTAAACCATTTTGTAATAGTTCATTAAATCGTTCAAAAGGAGTAGGAATAATACTACGGTGTTCTTCTCTATAACGTGACTCGATATCTTTAACGTACTCGTGGCCAATATTTTTGTCTTGACCCGCTTTTAACGCGTTATCAATGAGGAAACGAATGGAGTCATAGTCCCCCGCGTTTAACATCTCTACGCTGGTAAATAACGCATTTTTTAACTGTTGGTTTTTACAAAAAGTAGCAAACTCACCTTCAACATATTCAATATCTTCGGCTGATTCGAATGTTTTGTAACATTCTCTCAACTGTTCAACCAAAGCAACCTTCAAGATTTCATTCTCAATCTTCTTAATTTCAACCTGGAAGTATTCTAGGCTAGGGGTTGTGTGGTATTCATGGTAATATTTTAATGTTTGTTGAATCAACCACTTATGAGATGAGTTATCAAAATACTCATCAGACAAAATGTCGTGCACGGTTTGTAAAAACTTTTTATCATTTAATAAACATGCAATTACTTTAATTTGGAACCCTGTCCCATACTGTGCTAAACTTCCTAACGTCATAACTTACTTTCTAAAACTATTTAATACTTTAAAATTCTCTTGTAACCAATAATTAGCATTTTTTAAGATATTACCTAAACCATCCTCATTGTATAAATGAATAAATGACGGGATATCTAAAGAGGGTACTTGCTTATCTATTGCTTCCTTGAGTATACGAATTTGACTTTCATCTACCAAAGGATTTTGTAAATCCATTAACTGATAGTTGACTCGTAAGCTTTTTTCCTCAAATATTATTCTAGAGTAAACAATGTGCTCTTTGTACTTTTCCTCACTAATACTTAAAATGTCATTTAATGATAATTCTTTCTCGGCCAATTCAGGAAAACGCTTTAATAAACCCTTTTCACCTAACCCTTTAATACCTTTAACTTTATCAGAATTATCTCCTAATAATGTTTTATAGATAATAAAATTAGATGATAATATTCCAAATTTTTCCTTTACAGTACTAGGTGTATAAAAATCTTTTTCAGTAGGACGATATACTGTAATATTTGCGTTTACTAATTGAATAAAGTCTTTATCGCTAGATACTATGACTACTTTGGAGTTGTTTAAATTACTGTAGTAATTTGCTAAATACGCGATAACATCATCGGCCTCGGCCTTGTCTAATGAAATTATATTAACAGGTAAACAACGTAAGTAATGTATTAATCTGGATATTTGGTCAACCTTAGCATCGTTTTCTTCCTCTAAACTATCAAATATATCCCAATTAGTAATTCGGGCAATATTTCGGTTAGATTTGTATTCGGGAAGTAGGTTCTTCCTGTTAATAGAAGAACCCATTCCGTCGAATACTACATAAACTGAGGTTGGTTGGTTTAATTTAATAAGGGCTCCTAATGAGCGAAGAAATCCTCCTAATCCACCAATATGTATTCCATTTTGGTTTACATAATTGATCATAGCAAAGTTTCTAAAAAATAGATTTAAACCATCTACTAATAGTATTCTACTATTCTTATCAAAGGAGTGTGGTGTTTCCTCTTGTTTTATATTGTCGAGAAGTTTAAGTAAATCACTATTCTTCATCCATCAATCCCAAAGGAATATCACGCGTTGATTCGTTCCAATCTGATGTATCTTCAATAACATCAAATTTACCGTCACCCAAAATATCTTTCCACTCACTAGAATGTGCTTTCTTATAGGCATCGATGTCTTTTTTATCATCTTCAATAAAACCGTGAATCGTAGCAATTACAACACTCTTAGTTTGTAATCCAGTTACGTGGTTTTTATCACATGATACTTTAGTTCGCACAGCAAATTCTACTTCCTTACCATCTTTAGTTGCTTTAATTTTACTTGTACCACTATTAGTAATGTTACCAAAAGTCAATACAATAGATGCATCCAAGAACATGGTTTCACCATTTTTCATTTTCATTTTAGGCTGAGCCATGATGTTTTCAGCAGGAGCAACCCAAATTTTGTTAATAGCTACCATAGTATTGGTATAGGGTGCGGTTTCTTTTCTAGATAATGGGAAACGTTGGTTAATAAAGTTACCAAATTGCTGAGACATAGCACCTGCGTTCCACATTGGGTTATTCTTATTAGCCTCAACACTCATTTTACATGGTATTGAACCAATTGAATCCCAGAAGAAACACAAATCATAAGGTAAATTACCTTTTTTCTGCTCGTCTAACAAATCAGCAATAAATTCAGCTACGTCTTCAATAGTACCTAAAGATGACCTATCTTTATAGATAAAAAATCCATTATGGTCAGTTACCTCGCCAGTTTCAGGATCAACCACATCATTAAGTTGAAAACCCATTGTTTTAGCATGTTCCCAAGACCATTTCATTTCGGTAATAATGAATACAGGTAGAATGTTCATCTTTTGAGCGCTAATTGCCAGCTCAAGCAATGCAGTTGTTTTACCTGTGTTACTGTGGCCTCGTAATAATGTAATGTGCCCCATTGGGGCTCCAACAACCGAAATCGATTGTTGGAGTGCATTTGAGAAGGGAATCCATCTTTGTTCCTTGAATTTTACGTTTGTGTTAAGGAGTTTTTTCTCCTTAAAACGTTCAAGGTCAAAGTTTCCCTGGATTTCTGAGGATACAGCCTCAGTCAATGATTTTCTTGCCATAATTAGAACGGTAGATCATCATCATCACCAAACAAAGAATCAAATTTGTCTACTTTGCTTTCTTTAGGAGTCAAAGCATAGTTTGGTTTTGCAGGTTGTACAATTTCTTCTTCTTCCTCAGCTTCAACTGTAGAAACAGGAGCTGCTTCCTCAGGGTTCAACCATTCTTGCAACAAACGCTTCATTTCATCAAATTCATAGCGCTTGTACAATTCAGTTGGGTCAGGTTGTTCGGCTAACCATTTTTTAGCTGTTTCTTTGTCTTCGGTCAAGTTTGACTGTTTAGTCTTAACGCGAATAGAGGACTTGTTGTAGGCAGTACCAGTAACATCTGGTCCAACTGTGTCAACAGTAATGTCTCTACCCTCATAGACGTCAGTGTAATCCCCGATATCCTCATCATCAGCCAATGATAAGAATTCTAAGTAAATTTCTTTACCAAATTCCCACAAACGAACACCCAAATGCTCTTCACCACGAACGATTACGGGTGCAAAAATACGCATTTTAGGATCCAATTTTTTAGCCAATTTCCAGTTTTCTTTGTCTTGAGACTGGCGGAGTTGTTTTGCAAACTCAACAATAGGATCTTTGTCACCAAAGTTCATTGGAGAGATCATTGTACGGTTTCCAATTCCATAGTGGAAATACAACTCTTTGAAAGGATTCGTTTTGTCAAACGCTGAAGGGACGATTCGGATAACCTGTTTACCAACCGAAGGTTTCCAAAAGAATTTTTTGCGATCTTC